GTTCGAATCATCCTGAAGCAAAACGTCTACCATGAAGTCAACTTCGTTAACTCCGTTATTAGCCAAATATGTTTTGACTTTGCTTGATAGTGATGCCATAGTTTGTCCTCCTTATTTTGTTATATTATGGTTTTGTTGGAAATACAACAGCTTCTACATCTTCAACTGTTGTTAGTCCATTAGTTATATCTCTTAATTCTTGTCTGTATGTTTCCATTTCTGGTGACATTGTTACATCAGATAATGCGTAAAAATCTGTTTCTGCTAAAAGCATATTTCTCTCAGTTCTCAATCTTATCATTGATAATTGAAACTCTTCTTCTGGTGATACTAAATATTGTTCGTTAGACATTATGATTTTACTCCATACATTGAGATAGTTGAACCTGTGTCATAGTTATTACTTGAGTTAGGAAAAAAACTTATTCCTTGAAGTGGTGAGTTAACCAAATATCTTCCAGTTCTAAAAACAAGAGAAGAGTCGCCATCTGTTCTTCTAGCAAAAAAATGACAAATTATTCTTGGATAATTAAGTGTTGTATTGTTAAAAAGTGTTAATTCAAAAGAAACATATTCACCAGTATCGTTTCCACTTGAAGCGGCTTCAAGTTGAAAAACAGAACTTGAAGCATCATTTTGACTTGTTGTAGTAGCATCTTGACTAGATATTCTATCATATTTATAGTTACCACTTGTAGTATCTAAATTAGTTCCATCAGTTGAAGCTCTTACATAAGTAACTCTACTGTCATTTTCGTATTTTACATTTGCTATAAATTTGTACGTTTGATAAGTGCTATCAAAAGTAACATCTGTTTCTGAATTTAGAAATGATATTGGTTTTGAAGCGCTTGATAAAGTTTTAGTTTTTATTAAAACTAAATTTCCTGTGTTAGCTAAATTTGCACTTGTTGTTACGCCAGTTCCACCATTAGCAACTGGTGTTGTTCCTGTTAACATATTTGCTACATCTATTTTACTTAATGCCATAATTAACTTCCTATCCTAAACCCAGAAAAATAAGACATATATCTTGTTGGGTTACTTGTATCTCCGCCTGCTTGAAAAGAGTTTGTAGCGTTGCTTTGATAAGCTCTTGCTGTTACTTCATCACCTACATTTAAATTTATTATTGCAGAAACGATCATAGTGCTCGCATCATTTCTAACAACACTGCCTCTAAATCTTGCACTATCATTTATATAAATAAATGCTTGAACTAAGTCATAGTTACTTGACATTGTAAAACCTGCGTTAAAAAAATACATGCCTTGTCTGTTATTTGGAACAGTAAATTTTCCAGTTGAGGTATTATAAGCACTGTCAGTATCAAAAAACTCTGTGTCTGCAATTAAAGTTGTTACCGTATTTTGTGATATACTTTGATCAGAACCACTTAACCATGCTGAAAAAGCAGGTTTATTAAAATCCTGCGTAGTAAGATTACCATTACCATCACTGGTAAGTAGTGGATTACCATTGAAGTCTTGGATTTGATTTACTTTAATTATTCCTGCCATTATGCTCCTATCCTAAATCCTTGAAACAAAGTTATACCTGTTCCACCATTTGTTTCTACAGCACCGCTTGCATTATGATTTACATAAACTTCAACGTAATCAGATGCACTTAGGTCAAGTATTGTTGAAAATGCATATGATTGATATTGACTATCTCCAGATGTATAATTATGTTGAGTGGAAAGTCTATCTTCTTTAGAGCCATTTTTATAAAAAGACCATTCTTGACTGGTAATATCTCCAGCATTTCTTATTCTTGCAAAAAAACTAAAATAATATTTTCCTGCTTTACCTGATGGTACTGTAAATTTTGAATCTGCAAAAGCACTATCAGTATCATAATCTTCTGTATCAAATGTAATTTTTACATCAGTGCCAGTAGCTGTATTTTGATTACTTGTTTTTCTTGCTCTAAACGATGGTCTTAGTAATTGATTATTAACACCTGAACCTAAAGCAAATATATCCCCAGAACTACCCAGGGTTACTGTGCCGTTGTCCGCGATTGGTTCTATATTTGTTGCTTTAATCGTTCCCATTATTCCTCAATACCTCCAAACAAAGCACTAATCTCATCACTTGTTAATGCTGACCAAGTTGAAGATTTTAATTTAGTAATAGCAGAAGCTAAATTATTTTTTCTTGTAGTCTCCGCATTTACTCTAGTTTGTTTTTCTGTTTTTTGAGTAGATTGAAGATTTTCTATTGCAGTTTTTTCGTCTCCAACCACTTCAACTAATTGTCCATTTACATATTTTTTCATTAATCGTGAATCCCATAAAGTTTAAAAGTACCACTGTCAATATTTGAACCAGCACTATCTAATATTATAATTCTATTTAAAACATTATCTTGAGTAAAAATACTTTGAGCATCATATCCGTAATAAGTACCATTTTGATTTAAAGTAGTACCAAAACCGAAAATTCCTCCACCTTCGGTTCTTTTATCGTCGTTTAAAATAATCCAAACCATTCCAGAACATTTATCATCACTTGCTTCGCCATCTTGAACAACTCTATGGGCGCCATCTACATATGCAACACCTTGAGCTGCAGAAGAAACCATAGATTTATAATTATGAACATGATGACAATGTATTGATGTTGAATCATTGAAAAATTGAACGTCTAAATCCCAGCCATCTGTAGCAGCTGAAACTTTACTAAGTGTTAAAAGATATGCTTTGTAGTCTCCCATTACCGTGCTATCAAATTCTACGTTTGAAACTGCTGTACTGACCGTAGTTGAAGCTAGTAATCTATGTGTTCCAACTCTAGTAGTTGCGCCAGATGCTAGTGCAATTGTTTCACCAGATGCACCAATAGTAATTGTGCCACTGCCTTGTGAAGATTGATGTTTAAGATTATCTACAAATAAAGTTCCCATTATACTACCGTCAATGTCCCGTTAACTGTTACTGTGCCTGTGAAAGATACTGGACCACATAACATCATGTTATCAGCAGCGTCCACTGTGATAGTTGATGATACTGTAGCTTTGTTTTCATAACCACCGTTGATTGCTTTTATCATACCAAATTCAATTGAGTTTTCTCCAGGTGTAGTTTCACCTATAGATTTACCTTGGTATACTACATAAATATTATTAGTTCCTGTTGGCGGTGCAGCTGTAAAAGCTAAAGTCGTGCCACCAGATATTGTGTAAGCTGAGTGAGGGTCCTGACGAACATTTCCCACAAAAACTTCTACTTCGTTGGTGTTACTAACAGTTTGTGAAAGTGTAAAATTTGTTTCTGAATTATCACCACTGAACTGCGAAGAGTTCATGGTAAGTAAATTTCCTTTTGGTGCGTTTCCTAAATAGGCCATGAATCTCCTTACGTACTTATTGCATCAACAACTGACATCCAAACACTTAGTGAACTTGCAGTATCTGATTGTGCTTTCACTACGTCTCCAGACTCAATTACTATTTTTGAACCCCCATCAATAAGTTCCAAAGATCCGCCACTTACGATCGGCGCATTTTTAATTATGTAGTGGTCTTGTGAACCACCTGTTACAGAAGATGTAACAAATATACTTGCATTTATTGTTGATGTTGTAGTGTTCGCTAAACGAATAGAAATGATTGCGTCGTCTGAATTACTAGTATGAATAGCTACTGCGCTAGTTCCTACTGAATGTTGTCCATATCTTTCAAAATCTTGTGCCATATCGCTCCTTATATATTAATTCCGGCTAAAGTGCAATTGCCATTGCTACGGCGAACCCTGCCGATACTCCTGCTGATAAAGTTTCTCCATTTGCTGTTACTGTTCCTGTAACTGTTACATTTCCAGAATTATCTCCTGTAATCCAAGTCGTAGTTGTTGATCCATCATATCCAGCAATTTTTAATGTTCTATCACCATCTGCTGTAGCTGCATCTACGCTTCCTATTATTACATTACCAGCACCCTCGGTAATATTATCACCAGCAGAGTGTCCTACTAAAATGTTGTAATCAGCATCAGCATTATTCATTGCTGTACCAGCATTATAACCTACTGTTGTGTTTCCAGTTCCATTTGCTAATAATCTAGAAGATCTTCCACCGACAGCAGTATTTTCACTTCCACTATTATTAACTGTTAAGGCATCCTGACCAACCGCAACGTTTTGATTACCAGACGCTAATGCACTCAAAGCTCCAAATCCCACAGCAACATTATTATCTGCAGTTACTAAAGCATCCAATGCTGTAATTCCAACTCCAACATTTCCTGTAGCATTATTTAAACTGCCAGTAGTTGAGTGGCCAACTAAAATAGAATTTCCAAAATTAGAGCCTATAAATTTACCAGGCACAACTTGACCTGTTACACTATTAATATTTACTGTATTACCAACATTAACAACATGATTACCCATGTAACCATGTGATGAACATTGATAATATAAAATGTTTGGTGTGTTTTCGTCTACAGCTATTTGTGTATATGCACCAGATGATCCTGCTGTACCATTTGTAGTTACACCTGTTGTATATGCTGTAGTTTTATCTGCCTCTAAATAAAATCTTAATGGGTGTGAACTGTTTGATGAATCTGATTGATCGAATCTGTAGTAATATTTTGCGCCTGAATCCACACCAGAAAATCTTAGTGCTGGTGATTCTAATCCATCAAGAAAATATGCATTACTACTAGAACTTCCTCCTGCTGGATAAGGATGATTGCTTGTTTTAGAACCAACTTTAACAGTGATAACTTTTGGCGCTGATGATGAACCATATTCTTCTGGTGTAGGTAAACTTATTTTTGCACCTGGAACAGTACAAAATACTTCTGTTGGACCTGCAAAACTTACTTTTGCGTCACTGTTAGAACTGGAGATAACGTAAGTTCTAGCAAGTGTGCTTGCACCAGAGTTTAAAGTTCCAAAACCAACTTCAAAGTTATTTGTTCCTGTTTCAAAGATACAGTAATAAGTAGTATTGTCTCCACCGATACCAGCAGAAAAAGATTCAAAACCTGAAACTGCTCCACCAAGTGTAATTGTACCTGTTCCAGTAGTTGCACTGGATTCTTTTACCCTATCGTTTAATTTAAACGCCATTTATAAATCCTATGATGATGTTAAACTAATAATCGCATTTGATGGTGTGCTTGGATCAGGAAACGAAACAGTGAAGTCACCGTTTGTTGCTGTCTTTGTTCCACCAAAATCTAACACTACACACAACTTATCACCTTGATCATCGTTATATATCGCTGCAAAAGCTGCAGAGAAAGTTGCGCTTGACCAAGTTACATCTGCAAAATCTACAGATGAAGTAGCCGTTGATGCTGCAACAGCTTGACTAGTTAAAGCTTTTCTAACATAGTTTGAACTACCTGCAGAAGAAACTTCGTTCGTACTATCTGCAACTGTGCTAGATGTTGTGTAAGGATTAGATGTGTACAATGCTATTTTAAAGCTGTCTCCACCAGTAGCAAAATTATGCGTTCCAGATAGAAGTTCACCTTTAAAAGAAAATGGTACTATGTTTGCCATATATTATCTCCTTAATTTACGGTGATGGTGATCTTAGAGGAGTACGAATAACACCATCTTGATATTCGTCTCGGCGTCTTCTACCTTGTTGTTCGATAGAGTACGATGATAAAGCCCTTTGATAAGACTGTTCATAGTATTGTAACAGATCTGTTGGACCTTTCAAGTATCCATATGCTTCTACCAGACAAGAATACAAAAGTAAATCCTGATATTTGTTAGATACATAAGTACCCACAGTCGATGCAGGATTTGCTGTTGTTGGCTGAGTAGTGCTTGTAATACTTATCGGTTGCTTAACATATGCTAAAGTTATGTCATATGTAGAGTCTGGTGTAGGTGCCACAACCCAAAATTCATCATCCCAGTTACCATAATATTTAGGAAAACCAGACTGAGTTGCAGGTGTATCATAGAAAGCAGCCATGTAACTTGTCTCTTTTTTCTCTAAAAATACTTGTTTACCAGATGAGTCTTTTAACTGGACATATCGAATAAATCTTAAATCAGTTGGAATAGTTACATATCTATTACCTGTAACTAGTTGTGATGTAGCATAGAACCTATTATCATCAGAATCAGACTCCCTGTATATTCTGTTTTCAGCGTTCTTAATAATAGTATCTAATACAGAATCAGATAATACTCCATCATCAACTTCAGTGTAGTTTCTAATATCAGTTCTTAAATTAGCTAAAGTGTATGCCATTATTCTTCTGAATCACCTTTATATTTTGCTTTTATTTTTTCTAATTTGTGGAGTGGAAGATCTGATTTTTCTTCTTTTTCTTCCTCTATACCAAACCATTTGTGAATTATTTTTTTTATAAATTTTATCATGCTTGTATTGTTACAGGTCCTGCTGACACTGTTACTCCTCCTGACTCCTCCGTTATACTAGGTGTTGCACCTAATGTAAATGTATACTTATCTGTTGTAGTTACAGTTATACTAAAACCACTAGAATTTTCGTATGTTGTAAAAGCCACTCCTCCTGGACTACCTACTACATTTCTAAATCTGACTGTATCACCAGTTGTTCTACCATGATTTTTTTCTGTAACAGTTATTGTTTGAGAACCTGATGTTATTGAAAAAGGATTGTTTCCTAACAAAGCAGCTGATGCTGGCTCCACTCTATCTGATCTAACATTTAATAATGCAATACCATCTCCAGATTGTGATCTTGGTTGTAGTTGTGGTTGTTTGGGTTCAAATTCTGTGTAGTGAACAAAAGAACCATTCCACTCTCTAACCATTTCTCTATATGGAAACTCTACACCAGATCTATCTGATATTGCTTTTGCGTATTTACCTGTTGCGTATTTTCCCATTATGTACCTGGATAGTAAGTTTTAGGTGATATGTGAGTGCTAGAATCAGAACCATCTTCTGCTAACGCTCTTTGAAACTCTTCTTCGTATACTAATTTCATTGGCTGTATTAGTTGTGGTGCGTATTTCATAGCTAGATAATATGTTAAACCAGAAACCATACAAGGCACAAATCTAAAAGGCATGTCAGTTGCATTTGTATATGCACCTGCATCTTGTATTCTTTTAATGTAGTATATGTGCATGTCTTTTGTTGCATTAGTTGAGTCTGGTGTTGGATAGACACTAATGCTTACATGATCAATAAATCTTTGTACCCAATATTGGTTAGGTGTACCTTTTGATAGTTTGTTTGAAAAACCTGCATATACAGATCTATCAACTTTTGTCATTGGGCTATCTGATTGTGTAGTTTGAGTTCTATTAGACCTTAATTGTGCTTCAAGAACATCGGACATTCCATAAATATTAGCAGGAGTTGAAACAGCACTTGTGCCATCACCAGATGATCTAAAAAATTTGTACTCGGATTGACCCTCAATCAAATCAATATTTGTTTCAGCTATTTCCCAATAGTGAATACCTCTATTGCCCCATTCTTGAAGCATTATATTTAAAGATCTTCTTGAAGTTTTTAACTGATAACCTGATACGTTTTGAATACCTAATCTTTCAAAAGCCTCTTCTATTATTTCATCAATAGAAAAAGTTTTATCAAAAGTAGTTGTACCAGAGGTAGTGTTAGCCATTTACCCTCCTAGCCAGTGTATCCGATAGTAACCGATGTAACGTTAGTCATAGTAGCATGGACACCATTTTCAAATCTAATTCCGTCTCCTGGAATCATGATATCTAAACCTTCTGTTCCAAAATCAGCTTCGAAAACTTTGTCTCCTGAACTACCAGATGAAATATCTCTTAAAACTAATGTAGAAGAAGCCACGCCATTACCTTGTATATAAGTAACTCTACATGGTCCTATATTTACTGATCCACCTGAAATAGTTTTTACTTGTCCCGTGCTTGCTATGTTTGTAAATTTTTGATCTGAACTCATATTTTTTCCTTTAATTAAACTGTGGGGCCGAAGCCCCACATTAAATTAATTATGATAAATTATTGTTTTGTATATACAAAACAGTAACAGTCGCTGCACCTGTAGTACCGTCACCGTTAGCTGCTGTGAATGTAGCAGTTACAGTTTGATCAGATGTGCCAATGTCTGTACCTTCAGTTCCAATCGTACCTCTAGTTGTTGCTAAAGCTTTTACGTTAGTAGCTGGTAGATACTCGTCTGTATCACCTGAGTTTCCAACTTGAACAGTAGCAGTTCCACCGTCATTGTTGACAGTTGTAACGTTTAATATAACGTCAACGATTTGTGAATTTGCAGGTATGATTCCTACAGTTGTTGTAGCAGTTGCACCAATAATATCGATTACTGCTGATTGAGCCATTAATACAAATCCTGTATTAGCACTAGCTCCTTCTCTTATCGATCCCGCTTTTACCGGTCCCGAAAATGTAGTTGTTGCCATAATTATATCCTCCTAGTTTCCGAATACTGTCTCTAGGCCGTCGACTATACTCGTCAGTATTCTAATTAATTGTATAGTGACAAAACTATATACTAGTTTTGAATAGAGCGCAAGAGAGCCTGTAATGTGGATTGGATTTTTCCAACGATGTAGCTTTTTATTAAGTAGCTACAGAAACTTCGGGTGCAGTTTTATGTGCAGCTTGTGCTTCTGCCATTTTTATATGGTTAATCAACTCTCTAACTTTATTGTCGATCTTGACCATATTAAGAGTGTATCTTCCCTCACTCTTATGTTCCTGCTCCCACTTGTTGTCTAGAGCTTTTTTCTGTTGATAAAGCTCCTGGATGTGGTTGTCCATCTATAACCTCCTCATAGGTTATTCTGTGTTTACGGGCGTCATACATATCACCCATATACTCCCACGTTATACTGTTTTCTCCAAGTTTGTCAAGGATTGATTGTTCAAGTGATTGTGGGTTGTCCTCGGATAGGACATGGAATTTTGCGTAGTAATCGTAAGCAGATATTTGTACTAAAAATTTTTTCATGAATCTCACCAGTTTATGTGTAAATGGGGCCGTTTTAAGGCGGCCCCATAAATTTAGTTATTACGCACCTTGAGATGCAAAAATACCTCTAGGGTCAGATACACCAAATGAGTATCTTTCTCTAGCTTTGTATCTTACATTGCCAGTGTCGAAATCACCTTCCATTGCAGTTGTCAATGGAGCTCTATTGAACATTTTCATACCGTTTGGTACGTCTGTCAAGATATAGAACGCATCTGTATCTGTTAGGTAATTGTTCACTCTATAACCTTGAGGAACCATACCCATAGATACGATTGCATTTATATCGTTGTCAGCTGTTCCAGTTCTACCTTGAGATTTCATCAATCTCTCAGCTGTAAACTGAAGCTCAGAAGGAATGATCATTTTCAATCCTCTTGCTGCAACTCTTAGACCTCTTTCGTCAGTCATTTTACCAATGTCAATCATTGATTGTTCTAACGAAGTTTCGTTAAGGTCTGCTTGAGTAGACAAAGTATTTTTGAAAGTACCTGCTACTGTAGGGTGAGATGTGCTAAATAAAGCGACGCCATCACCAGATTTGAATGTTCCAAATCCGTTGATAAGTGGGTCAACCGCTTTTACTTGTTTAGCATTACTCATAGATCTCGCTAAAGCTTTTGTATATCTAGACGCAAGTCTGTCATACAAGTTATCCTCGATTGCTTCTTCAGTAATCGCGAATGCTAAAGCTACTGTCTCGTGAGTATATCTAGCTGAGAAGGTTTCTTGTGCTTCATCAAATGATACACCAGATCCTTCACCTTTCACCTGTGCGTTTCCAAAGCCAGATAACATTACTTCCTCTTCGAAAGCTCTGTCAGATGACTCTGCAGTATAAATCTCAGCATGCTGATTTTCATACCTTTTATATTCCAGCCCAAATAGTGCATTTAGGCCCGGCTCTAGTTCTTTAACTAGTTGTGATCTTGATATTGCCATAGTCTATATACTCCTATTATGATTGTAGCTCGATTAAGTTGATACAAACAACAGCAGAAAAATTAGCTGCAGTAATATCCTCATTTTCAGGATCTTCTGCAGATCTAAGTAATCTAAATTGTTTGTCGTCGTTACCAGTAACACTTGAGTCCAAAGTTGCTGATGACTTACCAGTGGTATCACTACCTGCTGTTGTGTTCATGTCATAAGTTTCTAAGAACTGTGCTTGTGTTCTAGCTGCGTCTAAACCAACTACGTACTGCTGGAGAGGGTTATCTAATACAAAGGCAGTTATGTCTTCACTGTTTGCAGGTGTGATTGTTGCTTTGTAAAAATTAGCAAACGTTGGCTTTAAAGTGTCAGCCGCATTGTAAAAGATACCATTTAAGACACCTAATACTGGAGCAGCAGAACCTTGTCCGCCAATCACGTAACCTGAAGCAGATTTCAACGCTTCGCCATTGTAAATAGTTGTGCTATGTCCGGCATCGATAAAGTACTTACCCTGGTTTTGCACGCTTACGCCTGCAAGAGTACCAGCTGGAACTAGACCGAAACCTTGTGTGTTGCTATTCGCCATAGTTGTTTTCTCCTATTTCAACAGTTGTTATTTAATCCGATGATAGGGAATTGGTTGTTATCCCGAGAAAGACTAATCTTTCTTTGTACCACCGAAGGTTACACGAGACTGCCTATCAACATTGATGGGCATCCTCTGATCTTGCTCCTTCATTAAATCGTTTGAAACTGCTTCGCTTCGATCTTCATGACGTCTAGTCATGTACTCTTGTCTCTGCTTCGCGATCTCTTCGGGTACCTTCGCAAGAAGAAGGCCACCAACCCCAACTACCCCCTTGTATTTGCCGT